TCAAGAATTTTCGTTCCTATTAGAGGCAACAAGATAATATGCCTTTTACTAAGTACACAAATCTAGATTTTGATCAGATAAAAACATCCATCAAGGATTATCTCCGTGCAAATTCAAATTTTACGGACTTTGACTTCGAAGGATCTAACTTTTCTGTCTTAATCGACACGTTAGCATATAACACATATATCTCATCATTCAACTCTAACATGATTGTGAATGAATCCTTCTTGGATTCTGCCACTCTCAGGGAGAATGTTGTTTCACTGGCAAGAAACATCGGTTATGTGCCCCGCTCTAGAACCTCTGCAAGGGCACGAATCTCATTTACGGTCCAAAGACCCTCTGGTGATAGTTCCTCTCAGGTAACGCTTCAGAGAGGTCTCGTATGCACCGGTAGTTCTGCGAACACATCATACGTATTTTCAATACCAGAAGACATAACTAGGAAATTTGTTGGTGGAGTTGCAACCTTTAATAATATTGAAATCTATGAAGGGACATATTTAACAAAACAGTTCTTATATGATGGTTCTCTCGACCAAAAATTCATTCTTGATAACTCATTTGTTGATACTTCCAGTCTAAAAGTCTATATTAAAAAAGAAAATGACACCGGACTTGGAATTGAATACTCTTTAGTAGATAATATTGTTGATGTAACCTCTAGTTCTCAGATTTATTTGATTCAAGAGATACAGGATGAGAAATATCAATTGCTATTTGGTGATGGATTGATTGGCAAAAAACTCGGAACAGATCAAAATTCTGATGGCAACATCATAACAGCAAATTATATTGTATCAAATGGTGCTGAGGGTAATGGAGTATCAAATTTCTCCTTAGCTGGAAGTTTTCTAACGACAGAAAACAACAATGTCAACCCATCTGACATTACTGTTACAACAAATCAGGCATCTCAGAACGGATCTGAGATTGAATCTGTTGATTCTGTCAGATATTATGCACCAAAAATCTATTCTGCTCAGTCTAGGGCAGTAACAGGTCGAGATTATGAGGCAATTATTAAATCAATCTATCCAGATACTGAATCTGTTGCTGTTGTAGGTGGTGAAGAGATGGATCCCCCACAATTTGGCACTGTAAACATCAGTATTAAACCAAAAAATGGAACTTTTGTCTCGGATTTCAATAAATCCAGAATTTTATCCCAATTAAAGCAATACACCGTCTCCGGAATAAACCAAAAAATAACAGATCTCAAGATTCTTTACGTTGAGATTGATTCTGCAGTATATTATGACTTTTCAAGGACATCAACAGTTGAAACTCTAAGAACAAAAGTCACAGATACTCTCCAAACATATGCAAATTCTTTAGAAATTAATAAATTTGGTGGAAGATTCAGATATAGCAAAATTCAACAGATTATTGACAATACAAATACTGCAATTACCTCTAATATTACTAAAGTTAGAATTAGAAGAGATCTAAAAGCAGTTATAAATCAATTTGCACAGTATGAATTGTGTTATGGAAACCAATTTCATGTAAAATCCGGAGGATTTAACATAAAATCGACCGGATTTAGAATTGCAACCGATCCAGATGTTGTCTATTTGACTGATATTCCAAATCCTGACGGAAAAACAGGAATTTTATCAATTGTAAAACCGATTACAAGTGAATCCACAAGAGTTGTTGTTAAATCAGCAGGCACAATTGACTATATTAAAGGTGAAATCAATATTAGCACTATAAAAATTACATCAACAGAAAGAGCAAACAATATTATTGAAATTCAAGCTTTTCCTGAGTCAAATGATGTAGTTGGATTGAAAGATTTATATCTCAATTTTAACATCTCGGCAAGTTCAATAAATATGGTGAAGGATGTTATTGCATCAGGAGACGAAATATCGGGAACGGTATTTACTAGAGATTACTTCACATCAAGTTACTTAAACGGGAATCTAATAAGAGAGTAATATGATACAGACTGGATTTGAATCTAGAGTCAAGATTCAACAAATTATTGACAATCAATTACCTGAATTTGTCTTGGATGAAAATCCAAAGGCAGCAGAATTTTTAAAGCAATATTATATTTCTCAAGAATATCAAGGTGGTCCAGTTGATATTACGGATAATTTAGATCAATATCTTAAATTAGATAATTTAACGCCTGAGGTAATTGTTGATAGCACACATACCACCTCAGGTATCTCCTCTACGGACACTACAATCGCCGTAAACAGCACTAAAGGATTTCCTAAGCAATATGGTCTGTTTAAAATTAACAACGAGGTTATAACTTATACTGGAATAACTACAAATTCCTTTACAGGATGTCAACGTGGATTTAGCGGAATTACCTCATATCATAGTGATTTAAATCAAGAAGAGCTTATATTCTCTGATACCACAAAAGCAGATCATCTTGAAGATGATGTTGTAGTTAATTTAAGTTCTTTATTTTTAAGAGATTTTTACAGAAAATTAAAATATACTTTTGCTCCTGGATTGGAGGATGTTGATTTTGTTAAAGAATTAAATGCTGGCAATTTTATAAAAGAAGCAAAATCTTTTTATAGATCGAAAGGAACTGATGAGTCGTTTAGGATTTTATTTAACGTTTTATATGGAGCAACTCCAAGAGTAGTAAATTTAGAAGACTTTTTAATCAAACCATCTTCTGGAGATTATCTTAGAAGAGAAGTTGCGATTGCTGAAGTAATTAGTGGTGATCTTTCAAAATTAGTGGGGCAGACCATAACTAAATCCACAGATTCTGGAACAACAGCAGCAATATCAGAAATAGAACCATTCACCAGAAATAATAAGCAATATTTTAAATTATCGCTTTTCGTTGGATATGATGAATCTTCAACGATTCAAGGGACTTTTAATATTACGCCAAGCACAAAGAACATAGAAACTGTTTCTATAGGTGCTTCAGTGATCACTGTTGATTCGACAGTTGGTTTTGCACAAACTGGAATGGTCATTTCCGGAATCAATAGTATAACTTATTCCGATAAAACTATTAATCAGTTTATTGGATGCACTGGAGTTGCATCAACAATTTCAAGTGCTAGCAACATAAGATCTGATGAAATTTATTTTGGATATGAAGGTGGAAATACGGATAAAAGAGTAGAAATAAGATTGACGGGAGTATTATCCAATTTTATTCAAACATCAGATAATTTGGATGTTTCTGAAGGTGATATAATTTCTGTTAACAACGTTGGCGATTTAATTAAAAATCCAAGGGTTGGTAAGAAAACTCAAAAAGAAATTTTTGCAAATTCGTGGATTTACAATACTAGTTCCTCTTATCAAGTAGAAAGTTTTGGAACTAATCTATCAGTAACACTGAAAAGTGAAATTGATAAATCTAGTTTAAAAGAAGGTGATAGTGTAGAAATTGTAGAAACAGGTGGAAAAGTAGTATTTCCAACATTAACTTCAGGTGTAACTCATGTAACTGATATTTCTCCTGATAAAAAATCAGTTAGTCTGAATAACTTTACGTTTAGCCCAAGTGCTAACGTTGAGTATAGTTTAAGAAGAAAAATTAATAAAGCAAGAAGTTCTGGTTCTGGAACACCAATAGAATATGGAAATGATTCTATTCTGGGTGATGTTCAAAATGTGTATACAGATGTCAAAGGAGATTTTGCATATGTTGCGTCCAACTCATTACCATCATCAATATCTGGAGTTACGACATCTTTTACATATGAAATAACAAAAGAAACTAATTCTGCATCTATAGATTCTGAATCTAGTTTAGGTGATATAAATGAATTGGGTAACTTTACAACTATTACTTTTGCGGAGAATGCTCCATTTTTAACTGGAGATAGGGTTTTTTATACTCCAGACACAGATTCTCTTGTAGGACTGGTTGAAGGATCTTATTTTGTTGAGGTTTTAGCATCTAACAAAAAAACCATCAAACTGTTCAATTCTCGTTCTTTTGTTGGAACATCAGATTTTGTAACTTTTTCTGTACCATCCTCTGGAATAGGTAAGCATACTTTTACTTTATTTGAACATAAAGTTGGAGAAATAGGAGCACAAAAACTACTTAAAAAATTCCCTCTACCTCCAAATAATAAAAATGGAAAAGGTGAGTTAACTATACCAGGCACTGTTGGTATGTTAATAAATGGTGTTGAAATTTCAAATTATAAATCTGATGATAAAGTTTATTATGGACCTTTAGAATCCATAAGTGTATTGAATGGTGGTAGTAATTATGATGTTATTAATCTACCGCAAATTTCGGTTTCTGACGGTCTAGGAAGCACGGCGTTGTGTCGTCCCGTAATTCGAGGTTTCATTGAAAGAGTTGATGTTGATACTCAGGATTTTGATATTGATGAAGTTACCTCTATTAAAGTAATCGGTGGTAATGGTAGTGGAGCTGATCTTAGAGCGATAGTAGGTAAGAGAGTAAGAGAAGTAGTATTTGATGGACAATTAATATCACAAAATGGTGGTGTCGATAATAATACAAATCAAATAACTTTTACATCGGATCATAATTTTTCAAATGGTCAGGAAGTAATTTATGATTCTAATGGAAATAAAGGAATTGGAGTTGGTATTGGCACCTCATCATTAGTTAGCGATGGTTCTTATTTTGTTCAAGTTGATAATAATACAACTGTCAAATTATATGAATCATATGATGATTATTCTTCAAAAACTAATGTTGTAGGACTTAGCACTCTTTATACTACGGGACTTCATAAATTTAAAACAAAAGAAAAAACTAAGACAATTTCTTCCATTGATGTTGTTAATGGTGGAAGTGGATATACGAATAGAAAATTAATTGTTAAATCAACAGGAATAACCACATCAAATGATTTAATTAATTTTAAAAATCATGGATTCGATGATGGAGATTTGGTTCTTTATTCTACCGATGGAACTTTAATTAGTGGATTAACAACCTCAACTGGAATAACAACAACATCAATTCA